CTTTCGTTCTGGCAATGTTGAATTAGACAGTAACGGATTAACGGACGAAGTTAAAGCGGCATTACCGCCCCGAAAATTAAGGGTGATTTGATGAGTAGGTTTTATAATAATACTTGGATGAAATGGTTTTTTACAAAAAAAGCAACATTCAAAAATGCAGATGGTGATATTGATTCTGATGGATTATATAGCAATTCCGCAACAGTTGAAACATTAACCGTTGATTGTGACCTCCAGCCGGTAAGCCGTGATGACCTTATAGACGATTCCGGGCATTTCATAGATGCTCAATATAAGATATATTGCTATGCTAACCCTATTATCAAGCAATGCGGAACGCTGGAATATAACGGCGTTGAATACGAAATTAAAAACATTGTTGATTGGGATGATTATTACATCGTTTTAATTAAGGCGGTGCAATAATGGCGGGCAAGAATTTTAATCATTTTGGCACGGAATTAAACAGAACATTAGCCGCAGCCGAAAGAGGAATGGAAAAGGCAGTTACCGCATTAGAAGCCGATACAAAGTTAATAACGCACGTTGATACAGGTGCTTTGAAACGTTCATGGACACATAAAACAGAATCAAAAAATGGTTCTGTTGAAGGTGCTGTTGGCTCTAATCTGGTATATGCGCCCTATGAGGATGATTACCACGGCAATTTGTCTGTTGCGCTGGAAGATGGCAAGCAACAGTATATGGATATGATAGCAGATGAAATTAAAGCAGGATTAGGAGGTTAATGGCTATGATGAATTTTAACGAATTGCGCGAATTTATCATTGATAATATTGAAACCGAAACCGGCTTACAATTCGGCGCAACAAATAAAGCGGGTAAAAATACCGCAACAAAAGCCATATGGTTACATGAAAAGCCGGAAAATTTTACACCTTCAGATAACCGCTTTATTTTAATTAAATGGCGTGAAATTAACGGCGGGCAGA